TTGTAAGAAATAAATATTATGAAAGAGAGGTATAGTCCAATGGGCATGTAAGTTTTGCAGTAATGCAAGTTTTGTAACACTAATACCTAACATTATATAGGAGGTACACTCCAATGGACAATGTAAATTAATATTTATTTTTCTTTAATCGAGTCAAGCAGGGCAACTTGCTTGACTTTTTTATTTATTTATATTATAATATAAATATAAAAAGGACAATTTTAATTGATTGATCCGTTCCAATTTTTATTATATATAGAAGCTAATAGATTGAATATATAATTAGGAGGATCAAAATGGCAACATACAAAGAATTAAATAAATTATATTTTTAGACTTACAATCAAGAATTACCTAGAGCAACTTTAAGCAAATGGGTAAAAAAACAAGAAATAAAAGCTGAAAAACAGTCTAATGGAAAATATGATTATGACCTAGAATCTTTTAAAACAAAAGCTTTTTCCGATAGCGTAAATAAACAAATTAAAGCTAAAAAAGAAAATCCAAAAGATTATATTGGAAAAATTTGTGGAAAATTATTAATTACAGGTATAGTTCCAAAAGAAGAATATGAAACAAATTATCAGGGAACTTTAATGTATTGTGATTGTTTAAATTGCGGTAAAAAACATATTCAAATTAGATTTTCTTATTTGACTCCCAATGGCAATTATCAACAAGAAACTTGCGGTTGTGGAAGAAAAATATATGCTTTTATTGCGTCTTCAGGAATTAAAGATTTGGACTCTGAATGGTTAATGACTTTTGATGATTTTTCTAAATTTTTATTCATACATAAAGCACTTTTAAAAACTTCAAGTATAAATTTTAATAAAATTTCTATACAAAATTATAAAAATATGATATAGTATTTTTATAATGATAAGCAATTTAATGCTATATATAATTTTTGGAAAAAGCATAAAAATGAAAATCAGACTTTTTATGATTGGGCAAAACCGAGTTTAGATCATATTATTCCAAAATCAAAAGGTGGGTCAGACGAAGATATATCTAATTTTCAATTTTTAACAGTATTTGAAAATTTAGCCAAACGAGATATGACACAAATAGAATGGAATGAATTTAAACAAAAAACTCATACTTCATCAGATTATTTTATTGAAAATATATTAAAGGAGCAATATAAATGATAAAACGCTTTGAGCCGCACGCACACAGTGAATACTCAAATATCCGTTTGCTTGATAGTATAATAAAAATTCCAGCACTTATAGATAGAGCGATAGAGATTGGTTTAAGCGGCATAGCACTTACAGATCATGAATGCCTTTCAGGAGCGCCTCAAGCAAATTTCTATGCTCAAGAAATTCTAAAAAAATATCCAGATTTTAAAGTTGCATTAGGTAATGAAATATATTTAACTCCAAATAGAGAAATGGGGCAAAAATATTATCATTTTATTTTAATTGCAAAAAATAAAATTGGCTTTAGAGCTTTAAGAGAATTATCTTCAAGAGCTTGGATGAATAGTTATTGGGATAGAGGTCTTGAAAGAGTTCCAACAACTTATGAAGATCTTGAAGAGATTGTTAATAAATATCCAAATAGTTTAATTGCAACAACCGCATGTCTTGGCGGAGAGGTATCTTCTCAAGTTTTGAATCTTATAAAAGCAGAGAAACATGAAGATAATAATGGAATAACAGAATCCTATAATGATATTGTACAATTCATTTTATGGTGTAAAAAATTATTTGGTAAAGATTTTTATATTGAATGTGCTCCAGGTCAGTCTAAGGAACAAATAGCAGTTAATAAGCGTCTTAAATCTGTGGCTTCTGCATTTAATTGTAAAATGGTATTGGGCACAGATGCTCATTATTTAACAAAAGAAGATAGATATGTTCATAAGGCATATCTTAATTCTAAAGGTGGAGAGCGCGAGGTTGATGCATTTTATGAATATGCATATCTTCAAGATGAAAATGATATAAAAGAAAATATTGCACCATCTGAATTAGATTATGATGAATTAGCAAATAATTCATATGAAATTTATAATAAAATTGAAAATTATAGTATTGCACACAAGCAAACTATTCCTAAAGTAAAAGTTAAAAACTATCCTAAAACCTCTTGGATTACAGTAAATGGGATTGGAGAAGATAACAATGATTACCCAATTTTAAGTAGTATGTTAAAATCTGATGATAAATATGAAAGATATTGGGTCAATGAATGTATCAATCAATTATATTCAAAGGGAATTTTAGATAGTGATAAAGCCACAACTTATCTGAGCAGACTTGAAGAAGAGGCGGATATTAAAAAGACAATTAGTGAAAAACTTGGAACTAATATGTTTAGTTATCCAATAACTCTTCAGCATTATGTTGATCTCTTTTGGGAATGCGACAGCACGGTCGGAGCGGGTCGTGGATCATCTTGTTCAGGTTTAAATCATTATTTATTAGGTATAACTCAGCTTGATCCTATCCGGTGGGAGTTGCCATTCTGGAGATATCTCAATCGAGACCGTGTAGAGCTTGGCGACATCGATATCGATCTGTGTCCAAGCAAAAGACCATTAATTCTTCAAAAAATAAAGGAGGAACGAGGTGCAAACTTTTCAAGTGAAATTGATGAACTCTCAAGGAAAAATTTAGGATGCACTCTTATAGCTACCTTCGGTACAGAAGGAACAAAAAGTGCTGTTCTTACTGCTTGTAGAGGATATAGATCAGAAGATTTCCCCGACGGAATAGATGTAGACACGGGACAGTATTTGTCATCATTAATTCCAAGTGAAAGAGGTTTTTTATGGCCTCTTAAAGATGTTGTTAATGGGAATAAAGATAAAGATAGAAAACCAGTAACGCCTTTTATCGTAGAAATAAATCAATATCCTGGTCTTTTGGATATTGCAATGGCGATAGAAGGAATTATCAATAAACGTTCTAGTCATGCTTCTGGTGTAATTCTTTTTGATGAAGACCCATATGAATTTAGTTGTTTTATGAAAACACCAAAAGGAGAAATTATAACCCAATGGGACCTTCATAAATGTGAAGCTTGTGGTTAACGAAAGTCTAGCCTGTGTAACATCTAACCGTTTATCAGCGGGGTCATATGGGCACTTATATAATAAGGTAAGTAAAAAATACCTATATGGCTGCCAGGGGAGCCTTAACAAGTAAGGTTGAAGGTAATCTCTGGGCTAAATTATATAATTATCTTAAAATAATTTTTATTTATCTATGAGGGTAGTAAAATATGATTTATAAAGGAGATAAATAAAAATGTATGTATATCAAATTACTAATTTAATTAATAATAAATTATATATTGGAATTACAAATGATTATAAAAAAAGATGGAGTAATCATAAAAGTTGTAACAGTCCTAATATGGTCATTTGTAAAGCTATAAAAAAATATGGAGTAAACAATTTTAAATTTAAATTATTATATTCCAATATAAGTATAAAATAGGCATCAGATAAAGAAATTCAATTAATTAAGGAAAAAAATACTTTAGTGCCAAATGGATATAATGTAGCTTTAGGTGGAATGTATAATCGTGGAACCAAAAAGTTTGGAGCAGATAATAGTAATGCTTGTTTAACAAATTAGTAGGCTCAATACATAAAAGATCATAGAAATATACCAGAATATGTTTTATATGAAGAATTTTCAGAAAAAATCAGCTATGATGCTTTTAGACAAGTTTATTTAGATAAAACTTATTTAAATATAAAACCTCATAGCGAAATTTATCCATTTAATTTATAGTTTTCAAATCAATTTACTTCTAATAATAAATTAACTTATAATGAGGTTGTTGAACTTAGAAAACAATATCAAAATAAAATATATTGGAAAGATGCTTATAAAAAATATCAAGATATTTTAGAAGAGTGGAGCTTTTGGAATATTTATGTTGGAAATAAATATAAATATGTAATGCCGGAAGTATTTACTGAATAGTTAAAACATTATCATTCAGGATTAAGTAAAAAAGGCGCATTAAATGGAAGAGCAAAATTAACCTGGGATGATGTGCATCAAATAAGAAAATTACATTCAAAAGGATATTCTAATAGCGAAATTTACAAACAATACCCTCAAGTAAGTTCGACATCTATTAGAAACATTCTTAATAATAAAACTTGGAAAGAATAAAAGATAATTATGTATAAATGCCAATCGACTATCCTCGGATCGGAGGAGTAGGGCTGCTATTGATACGCAGTTCGAAATGGTGTCCTTATTATTTTTATAATAAGTAAAATATAGTCAGTGCTTATAGAAATATAAGAATAAACATGATGACAAAGTACGATTTTTTAGTAACAGAAGTTCAAGATAAAATTGTTCAAACAATTAAGCTTCTTCAAGAAAGTAATAAAATTGATAAAGATCTTACTTTAAGAGAAGTATATGATAAATATCTTCATCCAGAAGTTTTACCTTTAGAAGATAAAAGGATATGGAAAGCTCTTCAAAATAATAGTGTTTTAAATGTTTTTCAGTTTGATTCTGATGTAGGATCTCAAGCCGCAAAGAAAATTAAACCAACAAATATTCTTGAAATGGCGGATGCTAATGGTTTAATGCGTCTTATGACCGCAGAAAAAGGTGAAGAAACACCTATGGAAAAATATATTCGTTATAAAAATAATCTTTCATTATGGTATCAAGAAATGGATAGGGCGGGTCTTACAAAAGAAGAACAAGCAGCTATTGAACCTTATTTTAAGCAATCTTATGGTGTTCCACCTTCTCAAGAGCAATTAATGAGAATGCTAATGGATGAGAACATTTGTAATTTTTCTTTAAAAGAAGCCAATGCCGCTCGGAAAATCGTTGGTAAAAAACAAATGGCAAAAATTCCAGAACTACATCAAAAAATCTTAGATACAGCTTCAAGTTCATCTCTTGGTAAATATATTTGGAAGTGCGGAGTTGGTCCTCAGATGGGATATTCTTTTTCCATCATTCACGCTCTTGCTTATTCATTTATCGGAGTTCAAACAATTTATTTAGCTGTAAATTGGAATCCAATTTACTGGAATACTGCATGTCTAATTATAAATAGTGCTTCTCTTGAAAATGAAGAAGAAGAAGACGAGGATGGAAATACAAAAGACAAATCAACCGATTATTCTAAGTTAGCAAAAGCTATTGGAGATATTACCTCAAGAGGAATTAAGGTTTCTTTAATTGATATTAATAAATCTGGATATAGTTTTAAACCGAATGAAGAAAATAATGAAATTCTTTTTGGATTAAAGGGTGTTAATAAAATCGGTGGACCAATTATTGATAAGATTATTTGCGGTCGTCCATATGCTGGAATTATTGATTTTATGAATAGATGTCCGTTAAATAAAACTCAAATGCTTTCGTTAATTAAATCTGGTGCTTTTGATAAAATTGATAATGATTGGGCATTAGAAATTTGCAAAAGTAATCCAAGATATGCAATTATGGCATATTATATTTCTATAATTAGCGAACCTAAGAAAAAATTAACTTTACAAAATTTTAATGGCTTGCTAGAAAGAAAATTAGTTCCAGATAATTTAATTTATGAACAAAAAACATTTGTATTTAACAAATATTTAAAAAGTAAAAAATGTGGCGAGTATTACTTATTAAGTGATAAAGATATTGAATTTTATTATAACTTTTATGAAACTGAGGGATTAGAAGTTATAAATGGTTGTCCTTGTTTAAAACAAAAAACATGGGATAAAATTTATAAAAGGATTATGGACTCCGCAAGAGAATGGCTAAAAAATAATCAAAAAGAAATGTTAGAACAATATAATAATGTATTGTTTAATGAAACTTGGAATAAATATGCAATTGGAAATATTTCTGCTTGGGAAATGGAAAGCTTATGTTTTTATTACCATAAACATGAATTATCTAATATTGATAAATATAAATATGGTATTGTAGATTTTTCAACTTTATCATATGAACCAGAAGTAGATTATTTCTTTAAAAGGGCGGGAAGAAATATTCCTATTTTTAAATTATATAAAATCGCTGGAACTATTATTAGTAAAAATAATACAAAAGCTTCTATTACTATATTAACAACTGATGGAGTTGTAAATGTTAAATTTACTAAAGAGTATTATGCTAAGTACAATCGTCAAATTTCAGAAAAACAGGCTGACGGAAGTAAAAAAGTTTTAGAAAAAGGATGGTTTTCTCGTGGTACAAAAGTTATGATAACAGGATATAGAAGAGAAGATACTTTTGTAGCAAAAACTTATAAAGCAACACCAACTCATCAGTTATATAGAATTGTAAGTATTAATAATAAAAATATAACCTTAGAACATGAAAGGATAAAAATAGATGAAGAAAATTAAACTCCTTGCTTTATTTGGAGAATCTAGTTCAGGAAAGGATTCTATCAAACATTGGCTTGAATATAAATTAGATAATGTACATGGTATAACCATGTGCACAACTAGACCAAAAAGAAATTATGAAACAAATGGTTCTGAATATCATTTTATTTCAAAAGAAGAATTTTTAACATTACAAAAAAAGCATAAAATACTTGAATGTACTTGTTTTAATAATTGGTTTTATGGAACTCCACTTTATGAAATATAGGAAGATAAAATTAATATTGGAGTTTTTAATCCTTATAGCATCCGCTTTATTTTAAAAAATTTTTCAAATTTAATTGATATTTTACCAGTTTGGATAAAAGCAGATGAAAAAGAACGCTTATTAAGATCTCTTAATAGAGAAAAAAATCCAAATTGTGAAGAAATTTGTCGTCGTTTTTTGGCAGATCAAGAAGATTTTTCGGATATTGATTTTGAATATGAAATTTTTATCAATGATAAAAATCATGGAGATTATTCTAATTTTTTAAATTTGCCAGAAATAGAAGACTTTATTAAGGACAAAAGTAATTAATTTTATTTAAAGTTTTTTATAATATATAGTAACCCTAAAAATATTTTATCTAATTAGGAGAATATATTATGACAAATATAATTAAAAGAGATGGCAGATAGATGCCATTTGAAAAAGAAAAAATTGAAAAAGCAATTTTAAAATCTTTCAAAGCAGTAGATGGATAGATTTCAGACTATGCAAAAATAAAAGCATAGAATATAGCTAATTATATCGAGGATTACTGTAATAAAGAAAAAAATAATCATTCATTATCTATTGAAGAAATTCAAGATTTAGTAGAAAATGGATTGATGTCTACAAAAAGAAAAGATGTAGCAAAAGCTTATATTAAATATCGAGAAGCTCGTACAAAAGAAAGAAAATGGAATAGTAAAATGATGCGGGCCGCAAGATAGAAGCTCGCAGGATCTAAAATTGATAATCAAAACGCTAATGTTGATGAGCATTCATTTGGTGGCCGCCGCGGCGAATTTGATTCAATTATTTCTAAGCAATACGCTCTTGATAATTGTATGTCAAAAATGGCTAGAGAGAATCATTTAAATAATGAAATTTATATTCATGATTTAGATGCATATGCAGTTGGTATGCATAATTGTCTATCAGTGCCTTTTGATAATTTATTAGCGAAAGGATTTAATACTCGTCAAACAGACGTAAGACCAGCGAATTCAATTAATACAGCCTTCCAACTCGTTGCGGTAATATTTCAATTACAAAGTTTACAACAATTTGGAGGGGTATCAGCAACTCATTTAGATTGGACAATGGTTCCATATGTACGAAAAAGTTTTTGGAAACATTACGTAGATGGTTTAAAATATTTAGAAAACATAAAAGAATTAAAAATAATTGATATAAACAATAATGTAATTGATTTAAAAACAATTGACTGGACTAGTAAAGAAATAGGAATAGAAAAAGAGCGTTTTGGCTCTGAAAAAGCCTATCAATATGCTATGGATATGACTGAACGTGAACTTCAACAAGCTGTTGAAGGTATGTATCATAATCTTAATACTTTACAATCTCGTTCTGGTAACCAATTACCTTTTACTTCAATTAACTATGGAACTTGCACTCTTCCAGAAGGAAGGATGGTTATTAAAGCTTTACTTGAAGGCAGTATAAAAGGAAATGGCAAATTCCATAAAACATCAATTTTTCCTTGCGGAATTTTTCAAGTAATGAAAGGTGTTAACAAAGAGCCAGGAACTCCAAACTACGATTTATATAGATTAGCTCTTAAATCAACAGCAAAAAGATTATATCCAAATTATGCTAATGTTGATTGGAGCGGAAACGCAGGTTATGATAGAAATGATCCAACTACATATTTTTCAACCATGGGTTTAGTAGCTTAACTTAGCTCATGTAAAACCTTTTGAACCTCGCCCGAGGGTGTCGCAAAATGCGGCTAACGGTTAGGTCCTACTGGGATGAGACCGTGCTAAGATTCATTATAATATTCACATAAAGGAGAAGCAAATGTGGATATATAAAATAACAAATATTCAAAACAACAAAATTTATATCGGTCAGACAATTAGACCAATACAAGATAGATTTCATCGTCATATAAATGATGCTCTAAACAATGTTTTAGACACTCATTTCGCAAGAGCTATTAGAAAATATGGAAAAGATAATTTTATTATTGAACAAATTGATTAGGCTCAAACGCAAGATGAATTAAATAAAAAAGAACAATATTGGATACAATATTACGATTCAGTTCAAAATGGATATAATGAAACCGATGCTATTTCTAAATGCGGTGGCAATACTTATCAATCAAAAACTGAAAAAGAAATGGAAGTTATTAAAGAAAAAATTCGACAAACAAAATTAGGTGCTAAAAATCCTATGGCAAAGAAAATAAAAAGAATAAATATAATTACTAATGAAATAGATATTTTTGATACTATTATTTCTTGTGCTAAAGCTTGTGGGATTAAAAATGGTAAAACTTCTATATCAACAAGATTAAATGGACAAGTAAAAAGTCCTTATAAAAATACTTGGATTTTTGAATATTATAATGAATAAAGTGTATCGACTATCCCTGATGAATGTAAGGGAGTAGAATATGAGATAGGCACATACTCGAAGCGGAAGGCTACTTAATTATTGAGTAGAAGATATAGTCAGTGCTAATGGTAACATTAGATAAACACGTGTCGTACAGCAAATGGGGCTGATATTAATGCAGAACCAGGTGTCAATCCGCAACGAAAAGATGGGCGCGGCAATATTTGCCCTGTAACAATTATTCTTCCAACCATTGCTATGATAGCAAAAGAAAATATATTAAAGAATTCTAAACCTTTTGAAGAAAATTTAGAAAGTTTAACTATTGATAATTTTATGCAATTACTTGATCAAAAAATCAATGAAGCCAAAGATATGCTTCTTGAAAGATTTGAATATATCTGTTCTCAGTCTCCTGAATCCGCAAAATTCATGTGGGAAAATAACACAATGTTAGGATATAAACCCGAAGAAGGGATTAGATCCGCACTTAAACATGGAACTCTCGCTCTTGGTCAAATTGGTCTTGCTGAAACACTTCAAATTCTTATTGGTAAAGATCATACAACAAGAGAAGGTATGGAACTAGCTAAAAAGATTGAACAATTGTTTAAAGATAGATGTGCAGAATTTAAACAAAAATATCATTTAAATTTTGGTGTTTATATGACACCCGCAGAAAATCTTTGTTATACCGCGATGAAAAAATTTAAAGAAAAATATGGAGAAATTCCGAATGTAAGCGATAAAGAATTTTTCACAAATTCTATTCATGTTCCTGTTTGGAAAGAAATTGATCCATTTACAAAAATTGATATTGAAAGTCAATTAACTGGATATAGTTCTGCTGGTTGTATTACTTATGTAGAATTAGACAGTGGAATTTTAAATAATATAGATGCTCTTGAACAAATTGTTGATTATGCAATGGATAAAGACATTCCTTATTTTGCATTAAACGTACCCAATGATTTATGCTTAACTTGCGGATACACAGGAGAAATTAATGATGAATGCCCTATGTGTAAGGGAACTGATATTGAAAGATTGCGTAGAGTTACAGGATATTTAACTGGAGATTATAAAAAAGCTTTTAATATTGGAAAACAGCAAGAAACAGAAATGAGATTTAAACACTCTTCTTTACTGAGAGGACAGCGTCGATTAGCGGGAGTGATAGAAGATTATGTGTATTAAAAAATCAATTTTAGCAGGAATTTTAATTGGATTGGGGGTTATTATTAACCTTCAATCTTAGATTCCAGCATTAGGTGCTTTATTATTTAGTTTTGGACTTTTAACAATAATTAATATGCAATTAAATTTATACACTGGTAAAATAGGCTTCTTCTCTGATATAAAATAGTGGAAATTTTTACTTTCTATACTATTTTTTAATTGTATCGGAATTACAATTACAATATTTTTATACAATTTTGGAAATCCAGATTTCATTAATATTATATCTGCGGCTGCTGCAGTTAAATTCTCAAAAAGTATATTTACATTATTTATTAATGCATGCTTTTGTGGAATACTAATACATTTTGCTGTAAAGAATAAAATGATAATATTAACAATTTTTGCTATCATGATTTTTATTCTTATTGGAGCAGAACATTGTATAGCAGATTTTCCTTATTTATTATTTAATTTGTCTTTAATGAATATTTTTAAATTTATCGCTATTATTTTAGGAAATTCATTAGGAGCAATAATGATTGAAAGGTTAAGTTAAAAAAGTGAATAAATATGCAGGCTTAATAACAAATGACTTTGCAAATGGGATTGGAACTTGCGTTTCTTTTTGGACTCAGGGATGTCCGCATCATTGTCCAGGTTGTCAAAATCCTGAAACATGGAACTTTAATGGTGGTAAAGACATTCCTGCTGATATACAAGAACAAATTATTAAAGCAATTTCTGCAAATAATATTACAAGAAATTTCTCTGTTTTAGGAGGAGAGCCCCTCTGTGAAGAAAATTTAGAAAAAGTTGATAAAATTATTACAAGTGTAAGAACTATTTTCCCACAAATAAAAATTTTTGTTTGGACTGGTTATCTTTTAGAAGAATTAAAAGAAAAAAATGATAATAGAATTAATCATATATTATCACAAATTAATATACTAATAGATGGGCCGTATATAGAAGCAGAAAGAGATATTACACTTAAATTATGTGGAAGTAAAAATCAAAGAGTTTTATACAAAGGCTCTGATTTTTAAATAAGATAAAAAAGGAGCTTTTAATGGAAAAAGAAAATAAAGAAATTACATTAGGAACATTATATGATTTTAATAAACGGTTAATTTTAAAACAAAAAAAATTAACAAATAAAAAAATTGAATCAATTAAAAAAGAATTGGAAGAATGGTTTAATTGGCAGATAGATGGCTATGCTCTGTTACTTTGTCGAGAAAGATATGATTTTACAATATTCCATTTATACGAGAAATTAAATCGCAATCCACCTGCGGTCGCCGCCGCTGAATTAATTGAAGTTCTTAATAATAGGGGAGAGATCCTTTCTATTGAAAAAGATTCAAATGATGATAAGGTGTGGGAAATTTGGATAAAAATAGATTAGGAAGCATTTGTTTATTATTTATTTAATTGTGATGATTTTACAATTCAATGCTAAAAAGGAGAAAATATGGATAAAATATTAATAACTATTAATCCATTTGATTTAGGTCAAACAATTTATATTTTTAACGGTTTAACAGAACTTGAAAAATTTACAGTTAAAAATATAGAAGAAATCCCAGATAAAATATTATCTTTATCAACGCAATATAATATCCATCAAATCTATATTAATGGATTTCTTGGTGAAGATATTATTAAAAAAATAAGAGAAAAAGAATATTTGAAATATCAAAAAAATATTTTAGAAATTGAATCAATAATATAATTTATAAGGAGATAAAAGGATGTCAAAATATTTAGTTAGTACAATAGAAACTTATAGAGTTGACACAGAAGCAGAAGCAACAAAAGTAATTGAAGAAGCTAAAAAAGATAACGCTTATGTACTTGGAAAGTATACAAGTGAACATAAAGAAAGAAAATCAAAAGGAGAAGTAATTGATGAGTATTGGAAATTATCTTTAACAAAAATATTTAATGATATAAAAGAACCAGATTCTGTTGTTGAAATTGGATATGAGGTAGAATAAAAATGGTAAAGATAAATTTTAAAAAACTTAATGAAAATGCAATAACTCCAACAAAAGGAAGCAAGTATGCGGCAGGCTATGATCTATACTCTGCAGAAGATCATGATGTTCATATCTATCCGCACACTACTGTAAAAGTACATACTGGAATAGCCATTGAAATTCCTGAAGGATTCTTTGGAGCTGTTGTTGCTAGATCTGGATTAGCAACTAAGGAAGGATTACGTCCAGCAAATTGTACTGGAATAATAGATTCTGATTATCGCGGAGATGTCATTGTTGCTGTCCATAATGACAGTGATCACATTGGTAATATTAGACAAGGTGAAAGAATTGCTCAAATTATATTTTTACCTCATTTTTCTCCATTATTAAATGAAGTTGATGAGCTATCTGGAACAGAACGTAATGATGGCGGCTTTGGCAGTTCAGGTAAATTTTAATAAAAAAAATAGGCAAGTATATTAAATTATACTTGCCTATTTATTATTCTATTGGTAAATTTGTTTTTATATTTCTACCACCATTTGCATAAGCGGCAAAATCTACCACTTCTTTAAATTTATTTGGATCAAAACTTTCTACAATCTTTGCCGCAGTTTCTGCATTAGCTGGTAAATCTTCAATTAAATTATTAATTGCTACTCCAATGCTCATATTACGCATTGTATAAGTATCTTTAAGTGAATTTAATTGTGTAAAGAGTTCATTATATTCATCTTCATTTATTGTTTGGAAAAATAATTCAAAAAATCCATTACTTTTTAATGCGTTATAGATTTTTATTTCATCTTCTTTTTGTTTTTCTGTAAAAGAAATATTTGTATACATATAAACTAAATTTAATTCAAAATATAAATTTAGTTTAAAATCATTGTAAATTCCATTTTCCTATGATTTTTGTAATGTTGCCATTAATAAATCATATTTATCTTGAGCAGGAAGATATTGAATAACTTCAATTTCTTGATTAAAAAAATTAAAAGTTTTAACAGAATTATTTACTTTTAATTTCATATTTGCATAAGATACTTTCATTTTATTTTCTCTCCTTTTAACTCTTACTTCTATTGTTAATGTCTGTTTTTAACCTTTGTAAATCAACATCAAGATTCAACGCATCTTTAATTTTATTTCGTAAAACCTAATTTACTTTATTATATAATTTATTTCGTGTATTTGTTTTATCTTTTGCTGTTTTTTTCCAATCCTAAATATCTTTTTTTGAAAAAGCCCCTTTTTTATTTACAACATCTTCAGCAAAATCAAAAATTTGTCTAAGATTTAAAGAAGAAGACCCTATTCCTTTTATTCCATATTCTATATTTTTTAAAGATACATCGCCTGCTAAAAAACCAGGTTCATCATCAACTCCAATAACACCACCATGACTCCATTTTTTTATATTATTCTAACTTATTCTTTGCTAATTCAGATAAAGATTTGTTCCATTTTCTTCACCAAATAGAAAAAATTCTACTTGATGTTCTAAATCTTTATTTTTAAATGGAGTAAAAATATGATTAAGAGCATATGCTGCATAAGCCTAACTAATATCTCCAGCAGCAGTAACAAAAACTCCATGCCATTTATTATTAATTTTATATAATACAACTCTTAATTTTCCAGGAAGAGTTCCACTTGTTTTTCTGTAAGTAGCATGTCTCCATCGCCATATTACTTCTAAATAAGTACTTCTTAAAGCTGAATAATCAAGATTATTAGCATTATATTCTATCATATTTTTTTCTTTTTTTTCTTGATCAGTAAGACCTTTATATTTATTTATGTTATATTTAAAAACTATATTACTTTTATCAAAACTAGATAATAAATCTTTACTATCGGCAAAGAGAATTGTAGCATCATCTTCAAAAACAAAAGTCATTTGAACAGTTTGATCTAAAATCTAATTCATTTTTCTTTGATACCACATAATATTCTCATAAAGCTCTTTTGTAATTTCTTCAGTTAAAGAAATAGTTTGCATATAATTTTTAAAAAATGTAAAATATTCTAAAATTTCCGGGTCTACTTTATCTGGATTCTTTGCGGTATTTTTAACGTTTCTTCTTAATTGTTTTATTCTATCCCTAATCTGTCTAGCATTAATTGCTTTTCTCATTATCTAATAATTCTTTCTTAAAAATAAAAAAGAATAATTATAAATTTGTGCATTTAATTCATCAATTTCAGGATATATTTTTTCAATAGCATCATTTCCAAGCTCATCATATATACGTTTTATTTCTTCTGGATTAGTATCAATTGAATTAGTCTAAATAATTACTTTATTTGCCATTTATGATACTCCATTTCTTAATAATAAAAAATAAGGGGAATATTTAATTATATTCCCCTATTAAATTATAAAACATTATTAAGTTCTAATTTCATCAAACTCGCCTGTTTCTGTACCATTTACAGAATCATTATAAGATTCCTCAATAGAAGATCTCTTAGCTGGGTGTGGGAAAATAGTACTTGTTGCATCTGCTGTTCCTGTAGCATCGTCTACAATTTGAATAGCACAAAGAACCTGCTTTGTTCTATCAAAATATGTATATCCTGGAAGAGCATCCATAGTAAATGTAAATGTACTTGGATCTCCAGTTGATGCCATTGAGAATGTAAAGTTCGACTGAATTTTTACATTTGGAAGTGTAATATTAGCTGGTAAATCTTTACCATCTACTTGACGTCTAAACAATGTATCAGCTTCAACATAATAATATCCAGCAAAGTGTCCTGCATCTATCTGAAGTTCTGAAACTGTGTCGGCTTTTTTCTTTACATAGTAATCAACCATAACAGCTCCGCTTGATGGAGCAGTTTCTGTCCCACTGTATTCAAGAGTTCTTCCTTTAATTGCGCCACTTGATGTATTAGTAGTTGTAGTAACGCTATAATCTCTATAAATTTCTCCAGTTAAATCACCATAATCATCAATTTTCATGATATATAATGGGGCGGTTGAACAGATTTCTTCTTCATTTTCTAAAGCATTATCTAAGTTAATAATTCCACTTGCTCCAATTGAAGCAGTTGTTGTTTGATGGAAATGGACAAGATCATTAGTTCCTTTAGTTCCTTTCACAACGCCAGCACCAGAAAGCATAGCAAAGCTAACAGGAGAAAGAAGAGCATCTTCAACTGTAAAAGTTAAAGTTTTTTCACCTTCCCAAGAAACTAAACGAGTATTACCACGTCCACCAGTTGCATATACTGTTGTAGCCGATCCCTCTAATGTAGAAGTTTTTGCAGAATCAAGATAAAAAACTGGCTGTCCTTTCTTAAAAAGAATATTTCCAATTTTTTGGTCATTTGTTGCTCTAAAGACTACATTTACGATTTCACGTACACCAAACTTCATTGGTTTTCCTCCTCTTATATTTTGTACAAAATATTTTTAATTAACTATCTTTATGAATATCTTTTAACCAATCCTAAGGCTCTTTCATTCCAGAAAAACCACCAACCTTATATTTCAACCAAATATCATATTGTATTTTTAATTGAAATCGGTTAAATTCATCCATTAATTGATAAACAGTATAATTCATTAAGTCATTTAAATTTTTTTTCTATCCAACAGCAAGAATAGAAGGGTAACGACTTAAAATATTTATTTTTGTATCAGGCGCCAGCTTCGCCCTCTACATTTGACCTTTTTTAATTTTATTAGCAATTTTTTTTGCTAAATCGCCGCTTGGATTATACTATTTATTTTCTGAATTTGTAAGACAAAACATATTAATTAAGATTTCTTTAAAAGCATTAAAATTTGTCTAATTAATTTCTTTAACTTCTTTAGTCTCGTAATCTCTTAATTGAATTGCCTTTTTATCCAACCTTATCTAATTAGTCGGAAATAATAATGCAAGAAGAGATAAAATATTTATTTTAGCCTATCTAGCCTATAAATCCTTCCCCTGTATTATCATCATTATTATATTAAAATTTGACATATTCAATAATTTAATTCTGTCCTAATCTGGTAAAATTTCTTTATCAAATTTTAATAACTAACATGCACTCCAAAATTTCTGTTCAGTAATATAAG